ATTATAAAATCATCCCCTGCGTCTGTGTCTGTCGTAAAGTTAAAGCCAGCACCAGAGGAAGTGAAGTCAATGTCAGCAGTAGCAGTTAAAGTGCTGGCATCAAAACTAACATCTTCAATTACTATTGCCTTACCAGCATAAGCAGCTAAAGTGGTATTATTATCAGTAAGGGAGGTAAGAGCAGTTCCAGCAATCTTCCAGTGGTCACTCACCTGAAATACATCAGCCACTTCAATGGTGTCAGCTGTGATAATTCGAGCGTCGAGACTATCAAGGGATACAACATTTGCAGTCAGGGTATCCGCTACATCCAGATCAGCTTTGAAATTTGCCTGATCAATGTAATAATCCTTTTCAGCGAATATCAGGCTGGTTAATATCAGCAGAGTTGTTAAAAGTCTTTTCATAATATCCTCACTTGTAAATTATTGTGCCTGATCGCCCTGTATGCTCCGCCAATTGAAACTTCTGTAGCAGAATCAGCCACCGTCCCAATATACCAGACCGGCTTTACTCCTTCGCCTTTCTTAATCATTCCGGCAAATGTTTCTGCGAATACACTCATCAGGTATAATATACCGTTCCGGTCAATGCAACTCCACCGGGATCAATGATGAAAGAATTTTTAGTGGTTTCATCATGGGTTATTTGAACATCAACTTCCACGCTTGAGCTATCCAAAACCACCACCTGAGGAATATGTCCCAGAGCATGAGTTATTGTCTGAGTATTTCCGGCGCCGATTGAAACCGCCTCAGAATACGGATATTGAACGCCGGATATTGTGATTACATTTCCTGTGAAAGGCATTTCAATTCTCCTTACTGCTGAACATGATCAACATATTTTGCCGCTTGGGTTAATGACTCAGCCATAATATGAACATAAATTGTTTCATTACTTGATCTGGCTGGACCTCCACCATATAAACCACCGGGAATTTTTTCTTCCCACGGCTGTTGTGCTCTCAACCATGCAGCATCACGGCTGGTTCCAGTCTGAGTAATATCACTATCAGAGGTGGTATCCCAGAGCATCCGGCAATTTGTTTCGGCCAGTAATCTGACGATTGAAGCATCTTTGTCAAGAGTAATATGTCCTTGCCCTTTGATTTCCATGGTATTTGCCGCTGGAGTTTCCGCCACATAAGCCGCAGTGATCGTTATGGCATTGGCATTTTTCTTGGTGACGGTATAAGTTCCATCCAGACTTTCAACGCTTCCGGTTACAACAACCTCATCGCCAGTCACAAATCCATGCCCGGTGATTGCAATATCAACCGTTCCATCACCATTATCATTGATAGCTGTATTATCAGAATAATGACCGCTGACATTGATCCGGGTTCCTTTCACAAAATTACCACCAAAGGCATAGCGCCCGGCAGCGGATTTGGCATCTATATTTTTAGTCTGCATCACTCACCTCATCAATTTCTTTTTGCGCATTTTTAGCTTTCTTTTTACCACGAATTTTCTTACCATCCGAAAGCTCATAAAATCCACCACCAATATGTTTCGGGAAGTCAGAAACTGGCTTTTCCTCAACCTGTTCTGGTTCAGGATCATTTACCGGCTCAACTTCAGGCGGTGGAGCAGGATCATTTACCGGTTCTGCTTCCTGTGACAATCCTTTTTCTTCAGCCTTTTTCTTTTCTTTCGGTGGTTTAATAATTTCAAATTTTGTGCCTGCTGGAAAATGTTCTTTCTTTCCGTTGGCATGAATAAGGGTGACGCCCTTTTTGCTTTTAGCCTGAACTAAAAGTTTAGGGTTATAATCCTCTGATAATTCTTTTATATCTACGTCCGGGAATTTCCACTGCTCCGGGAAATCAGCATACAATTGACAAGCCTTCAGCGGAAGAATATCAACCACGCATGAATCAGGATATTTAATATTACATTCTAAACCATCGCCAGAATACTTTTCTGCCTGGCCTTTTATACCAACGAATATTGCTCTAATTTTATCTTTGTTTGTAAGTAAATCGGACATCATGTGCCTCCTTTTAAATAGTGGGCTGAATTAACAGCCCACTATATTATCAATCAAACCAACTTATGAAATGTAATCTCCATTAGCGGCAATCGTTGCAAATATCCAGTCGCCCTGTGCTCCAGCGGCTTCCAGACCTTTTGCAAAAGCATTTTCATCAACACCATTACCAACCCCTGCAGCAAATCCATCAGCCGCCCACTCCAAACCTTCACCAGCCACTGTTGCGGCATTGGCTTTGAGTAGGAACAGATAGGCCAGAGGAACCACGGCATGCTTGCTTCGGCCAGCAACTCCGGTCAAACTGGAAGACCCAAGATAAGCAGGACCAAGATCAGCCACATTGGCGGCGGATGAACTTGCAATCAATCCATCTACAGTCCATTTTACCCAGTGATTTTCATTCAGGGTCGTTCCGGATTTAATTGGGAATGATTTTCCGTAGAGAGGTCCACCATTAAACTGAACCTGATAACGGATAATATCATCAACATACAAATCTTCACCAGCACCGGCAGAGCAATAAAATCGAATTGCTTCAACTTTATCACGGCGGAAACTTGATATATCAATTTGTACCCATGCATGGACATCATCAACCAACGCTGGAACATTAGTTTCGGATGAAACTGTTCCATCATTTACAATGGCAAATGTCATTTCACCGGCGGTGGAGTAATCACCATTGGCTTCATTATGAACCCAGAAACCAACATAATTACTATCACGCCAATCAGCCTGACGCTTCCCACTCTGAACCGCAATCTTGCTTGATTCATCAATCAAAAGACTCTGAACATATTGAGTCCCATCACAAGCACCGGTCGAGCTGAGTTTCATGCAGTTAGTTCCAACTCGTTTACCAGTTGCGGCAGAGGCGGCAATGTCGAATGTTCCGTTATCTGATTCCGTAAAATCAGCAGCGGTTTCGCAGTCATTGACCTGAATTATATGATTTAGACCAGCGGCAACCCGCAGCAAAGTCATGAATGACTGAAAATCATTTCCGTCACCTTTCGGATTGTCCATTGCTGGAACACCGACGGCTTTCAAAGCCGCATCACTTGGACCGGGGCGTCCGGGACTTTCTAATACACCTTTCATCTTGTAACTCCTTTATTCTCCTTCAGGCTCACGAAAGACTCAATGCTTTCAGCTCTCCCAAACTTGAATCGTTTTCGTTATGAGGTTATGGAATATCCATTACCAATAGTTTCTTCACCGGAACCATGAGTGACAGTTTCTTTAAAACCGAGCCGGCGGCTTGCGACCGCTACATTCTGCTGGGTTTCAATATCACGGCCAACTTCAATCCGGACTCCGGAAGGTTTGTCAACCCGACGGAAAGCGCGAACATTCGGTACCAATAACTGAGTATCAGTCTCAGTAGTGCCGTCATAAATTCCGCTGGTGTTCAAATCTTCACGAACATATTCTGAAACTACCACTGGAGAACCATCGAGCATTCCCATCTGGCCGTTCAAAACATTTGCCCGTGAACCAATTTTATCCATGGTGATCAATTCATCAATTGTCAACAGCTGAATGTATCCGCTGAAACCGGTAATGTAAGCCAGTTCGGCAGGATTGTATCCATAACGACCCATCTTTTTACGAATGGCTCTGGTATTATCCAGAGAAACAGTTGAAAGGTCAACCGCAGCATTTCCGCTCGATCCACCACAGAGTTTCCGCAGCCCTTCGTAAGAACGCAAGATATCAGAGGCAGCAACGGTATCGCCGGTGTCCTGATGAGTGGTTGCGGTGTCACCATTTATTATCGCTTTTTCTTCACCGGCAGCAAGAGCTTGAACCAGTTCGGAACGAATGAAAGGCATGATGGCAAGCGCAACATCTTCCTCGAAATTATAACTCCAGAGCATCCGTAAACCGTGATTAATCACAGAAAATGTGGTATCAGCAGTCGGAGCGGTTCGGGCACCAATTTTACTTGCGGAATCACTTGCCGCTTCACCAATTAAATAAGGAAGCTGTAATGTTCCCTGAACCGGTGATTTCATGGTGTCCATTCTGGCAGGTATCCGGACATTCATAAACAGAGCGGCAACTTTCAAGGCCTGACGAACATCATCAATTAGGCGTGCGCTAAATCCCTGAGGCACAAATTCATTACCAGATCCAGCGGTTGAAGTATCAAGCGCCTTGGCAAGAACAGGATCACGTTCAAGTTCAGCTTGGAAGAATTTATATGTTTCAAATTCTTTCACATGCTCTTCGTATCCTTTTCTACTGCCAGGATTCTGCATCTGATGACCGATTGCCTTAATCATTCCCATCAGATACAAACTGTCATTCATATCCATTACATCATCAGAAACATCATAGGCTTTTCCATCATGAACATATCCACGACCAACTTCGTGCTTAGTATGCGGGGCATATAAGGCACGGGTCAGCGGATCGCTATAACCCCAGTGGGCGGCAGGAGCGGAATCACGAGCAACCAGGTCGAAAATATCCTTGGTTTTCTTTTCGTCGATTTCTACTAATGATGCCACAGTGGCTTCCATTTTACTTTGTGAATCCTGCAAAACACCCATTGATTCCTGTAAATCTTCAGATATTTTTGCAATTTTTTCGTCGCGTTCACCCTGAGAATCAGCCACACCACGAACCACTTCAGTCAGCTCATTTACCAACTTCAGTGTTTTGTCATTTGTATTTTCAGTCATTTCTGACTCCTTTTTCATTTTGGTAGGACTTCTTGAGCCTCAGGTTAAATTTATTCTGATCCTGGTTTTATTAAACTGATCAGTTCAGAAAGTTTTGTATTAATTTGTAAACTCACTTCATCCGGCAGAGCATTTTTCTCATCAACTATATTTTCAACTTCTTCCTCTTGCTCAGGGGCTGAATCAGCCTTGAGTAATGATCCAAGTGATTCAATTGCTGTTTCCAGATTACCTTTTAAATTTTCAAGCAGGCTACGATTTTTCTTGCTGATGACTTTACCGGCTTTCAATGTATTATATTCTTCAATCTGGCATTTATCACTTTCCCAGACTTCAAGAGGTAACTCAACCATCGTTTCAGCTCCCGAAACCATTCCACCTTTCGGAGTAGTATCAACATCAAAATAACGATTAATCAAATCATCCACAATTTCCATCCCGGCTTCCTTTGAGTCAGTCATCAGTTCCCGGTAATCCCTGTGAGCCATTGCCGCCGGCAAGGCCGGTATCGGAACAATACTAA